CGAGTCATCAGTTGGGAGCGCGCCCAGAACAACGAGCGAGCCATGTAGCCAGAGAGGGCCATGTGAGCCGAGCGAGTCAAGGCGAGCGCGCCAGAACGCATGAGCGTCCAGCGAGAGAAGGGAAGGAATGAGCGACATCACCCTGGGAGCCGAGCGCCCGGCCAACGCCTGGCGTCTGCGCGGCTTCAACGACGGCCTGGCCGGGCGCGAGAAGCGCCCGCCCTACGGCGACGAGAACTGTGACGCCTACCTGAACGGGTACCGCAACGGGAGGCGGCAGGCGCTGGAGAAGGACGGCGGGCTGGGGCTGAGCGGCGACGACCTCGCCTACCTGCGCTCGCTCGTCCGGATGGACGTGCGCCGCAAGCAGAAGTCGGTCGACCGCTTCGCGGCGAAGCCGGGCCAGGGCGCGAGCGAGGCGGCCGCGGCGCTCGACCACTTGAAGGAAGGCGTCGCCTTCCGCCTGCGCGTGCTGGCCAAGCTCGGGCAGTGAGCAGGCGGATCGTCGACCCGGGGGCGATCCGGATCGCGGGCCTGGAGTTCGACGAGTGCGCGGCCTGCGGCGGACCGCAGGCGAACGTCCACCACGTCGTCCAGAAGTCCTCGCCCCACTTCGGCGACGACCTGCGCGAGAACCTCGTCTCGCTCTGCGGCTCGGGGACGATGGGCTGCCACGGGGCACTGCACGGCTCGCCCTACGTCGTCACCCTGCGCCGCGTCGAGCGCTCGCAGATCCCGGTCCGGGTCACCGCCTACCGGGAGCGGCGGGACGCGGAGTGGGTCGCGCGGCGGATCGGGCTGCACCTGGCCGAGCAGCGCCCGGACGTGATCGCCTACGTCCTGCGTAAGCTCGGGGGCGAGCAGGGCCGCGCGTACCTGCGCCGCTTCTACTACCTGGAGGTGAGCGGGGATGGGCCGCAAGAAACTGAGTGAACATCCGCCCGAGGTCGCGGCGAGGATGCGCGCCGACCTCGCGCAGCGCGCGCGCGAGGCCTGGGCCGAACGCTCGCAGAACGGCCTCGGCGAGCGCAGGAACGGAGCGCTCCAGGCCGAGGTCCAGGAGCGGATCGCGGCGAGCGTGCGTCACGCCTGGGAGGAGGGACGCTACGCGGAGCGCACGAACGGGATGAGCGGGCGCGCCGCCGCCGCGCATCCCAACTGGACCTGGGGCAAGCGGGACTACCACGCGATCCTGGCCCAGCACGAGCCAGCCGCCTGCACCTTCTGCGGCGAAACGGAAGGCCTCGACGTGCACCACGTCGACGAGCAGCACGAGAACTACCTGCTGACGAACCTGCAGTGGGCCTGCGTCCCCTGCCACCACTGGCGCTACCACTACGAGAGCCGGGGCGGCCACGTCAAGCGGCCGTTCGTGACGCTGAGCAAGCGCTTCGGCTTCGAGTACGCGCACATCCTGCCCTGGCACCCGGGGAAGTGCGCCCGGCTGCACGGCCACTCCGGGCACCTGGAGGTCAAGCTGCGCGGCCGGATCGACCCGAACGGCGTCGTCGAGGACTTCTATGACATCGCGGCGGCGGTCAAGACGGCGGTCGTCGAGCCGCTCGACCACCGCTTCCTCAACGACTGGCTGCCCAACCCGACCACCGAGGAGTTGCTGATCCTGATCTGGCAGCGACTGGAGTCGATTGGCCTAAAGGGCCTGTGCGAGGTCTCCTTCTCGGAGACGGACACGTCGAGCGCGACCCTGACGGCGGCCGACATGATCGAGGCGTTCGGCTGGGACCGCAGTTCGGCAGGCGAGTGGGTGCTCGTCGCGAAGCCGTCCGCGTAGGCTTCGCTCGCCGAGGCCCGTGCTAGCTTCGCGGCCGTGGAGGCCGCGACGCTCGCGAGGACCAGGACGAGGACCTTCCCGGTGGTCGAGGTCTTCGGCCCGACCGTGCAGGGGGAGGGCGCGCTGGCGGGCAGGCCGACCTACTTCGTCCGCTTCGGCGGCTGCGACTACCGCTGCTCCTGGTGCGATTCGATGTACGCGGTCGAGCCTGCGCTCGTCCGCCAGGCCGAGAAGCTGGGCGCGCAGGAGATCGTCGGCCGACTCGCCGACCTGCCCGCCGGGCCGGAGTGGGTGACCTTCTCGGGCGGCAACCCGGCGCTGATGAACTTCGCGGGCCGCGCGAACGACCTGCCCGAGATGCTGCGCCGCCGCCGCCTGAAGATCGCGGTCGAGACGCAGGGGTCGATCTGGCACGACTGGCTGGGCGAGGCCGAGCACCTGACCGTCTCTCCGAAGCCGCCGTCGAGCGCGATGGCCACGGCCGCGCACGCCCGGCGCAACGAGCAGTTCATGGAGATCGCGCGGCAGTGGCAGGCCCGCAGCCGCCGCTCGCTGAAGATCGTCGTCTTCGACGAGGCCGACTACGAGTGGGCGGCGGACTACTTCGGCCGCTACCCGGAGTGGGACCACTACCTGTCGGTCGGCACGCCGCCGCTCGGGCGCTGGGGGGACGCGGTGCGCAAGGCCGTCTCCGAGCGCGAGGCCCGCGAGCAGGTCGCCGTCCGCTACGCCTGGCTCTGCGAGCGCGTGGCGGCCGACCCGCGGATGCGCGCGGCCCGCGTCTACCCGCAGTTGCACGTGATCGCCTGGGGGCACGCGCGTGGCGTCTGAAACGCTCGTCGGGCTGAGCGAGGGCGTGCTGGCCGAGGCCTTCGGGACGATCCTGATCGCGACCGAGGGCGAACTGCGCACGGGCGAGACAGACGAGACGCCGCTGCGCGCGGCCCGGGCCTGGCGCGAACTGACCTCGGGCTACGGCGTCGACGTGGAGGCGCTGTTCAAGACCTTCGACGCCGACGGCTACGACGAGATGATCGCCCTGGCTGGAGTCCCCTACGTCTCGCTCTGCGAGCACCACCTGCTGCCCTTCACCGGCAAGGCCCACGTCGTCTACATCCCGCGCGAGCGCCTGATCGGCCTCTCGAAGATCCCGCGCGTGATCCAGGCCTACGCGCGGCGGCTGCAAGTCCAGGAGCGCCTGACCTCGCAGGTCGCGAGAGCGCTCCAGGACAACCTCGATCCGATCGGCCTGCTGGTCGTGGTCGAGGGCGTCCACTCCTGCATGTGCAACCGCGGCGCGCGCTCGGACGGCGTCATGCGGACCTCGGTGACCAAGGGCGGGATGCGCGACAACGTGGCCACCCGGGCCGAGGCGATGTCGCTGATCGGCCTCTAGATGGAGTTCCGCTCGACGCCGGTCAACTACCTCGGCAAGAAGGCCAAGTACGTCGGCCTCTTCCAGGCGCTCGGCCTGCACCAGGCGCGCAGGTTCGGGGACTTCACCTCGGGATCGGGCACGGTGCCGCTATTCGCGGTCGAGGGCCTGGGCGCGCGCGACCTGCTGCTCAACGACGCCTCGCCCTACGCGCGGATGATCGCCGAGGCCTTCTTCGTCCGCCGCCCGCTCTCCGAGCGCTCGCTGCGGATCGCCGCCCTGACCCGGCCCGTCGAGGGCTACCTCTGCTCGCTGAAGGCGGCTGGCGACCGCGCCTGGAAGCGCCTGCCCGAGTCCGCCGCGGCCTGGGTCGACGGCTACTGCGTCGGCAACGCCGAGCAGCCGCTGCTGCTGCTGGCGCTGGCCTGCGTGCTGACGCGCGGGGCCTCGCGCTTCTCGATGCTGGTCGGCCTGCACCTGGAGTCGCTGACGCCGCGGCTGCTGCGCGAGCAGGTGACGCAGGCCGCACTCGCGCTCAGGCCCCGCCAGTACGGCAGCCTGGTCTCGGCCTCGGTCCTCGACTGCGACTACCTCGCGCCGCCGCTGCGGGAGTGGGACCTCGACGGCCGGGTGATGTACCTCGACCCCGCCTGGCCGACCCAGCCCGGCCACCCGACGGTCGACAACGGGCGCGCCTACGGCCTCTACGCCTCGCTCGTGATGTCGGTGCTCGCCCAGCGGGCGCTGCCCGTGCCCGCGGCCTACGCGGTCTCCGAGCAGGACTTCTACCGCGGGCTGCGGGCGACCGTCGAGGGCTGCCTGGGCGCGGGGGCGCGCATCTTCGTCGCCTACCAGACGACACCCGAGCGCCTGCCGACGATCCGCCAGCACCTGTTCGCGGGGCTGCGCGTGGCCGAGGCCTTCGCGGAGAAGAACGCCGCCTCGACGCTCTGCGAGTACCTGTTCGAGGTCGGCCCGTGAACGACACCGTCTACCTCTCGGCGCTCGGCCTGCCCCGCCCCGGCCGCGACGTGCGCCCGGGCGGCCAGGAGTTGATCCTGGGCGAGTGCTACGCCGCCCTGCACCCGTTGGCCGCCTGGTTCCCGCTGCCGCAGTACTGCGAGACGCTGCTCGACCTGTACGCGCGCTCGCACGACGTCTCGGTGGCCGAGTCGGCCCCGCGCGACGCGCGGGCCGTCTACCTGGGGACGCCGACGATCCTCGACGACGAGCCGCTGTTCGAGGTCGATCCGGGCGAGCGCTGGACGAAGGCGCGCGAGCGCATCTACCTGCGCCGGGTCGTGGCCGAGGCCGAGCGCCTGGGCTACCAGCGGATCGTCACCGGCCTGGGCAGCGGCGACATCACGGTCGGCGAGCGCAAGGCCGACATGGGCGACGGGGCGCGCGTCGTCTGCGTCAAGCACTTCGACACGTTCTCGGACTGGGTGCTCGTCCGCGAGATCTGAGGAGGGAAGGCATGGACAAGCGCGTCGTCGCAACCTGGAGTGGCGGCATCGACTCGACCGGCGTGATCGCCAACCTGCTGTCCCACGACTGGCAGGTGCTCGCGGTCTCGCTGGCCGGGTTCAACCGCGAGACGATGGACAGCCGCGAGCGGGCGGCCCGGGAGGCGCTGCGCCCGCACCTGGAGGCCCTGGGCGAGATCGAGTTCCGCGAGACCTCGGGGGCCTGGCTCTCGGCCTTCGCGGTCGAGCCGGACGTGATCCCGACCCGCAACAAGCGGATGCTCGACCACCTGATCGCCCACTGGGCCAGCCCGCGCGGGATCAGCAACCTCGGCATGGGCGAGTACATCGGCTGCGACAGCTGGGTCGTCCGCGACCACGTCGGGGCCGCCGACTGCGACGCCCGCTCGCTCACGGCCTACCTCTACGAGCAGTACGGGATGGACTGGCGGCTGTTCACGCTCGCCGACTTCGGCGAGTCGCGCTTCAAGTCCGACCGCGTCGGGATCGGCTTCGAGGCCATCGGCCAGGCGATCACCCTGACCACGAACTGCCTGCACGACGTTCCCGTCCACTGCGGTCGCTGTTACAAGTGCTACGAACGGGCCGCCGCCTTCGACGAGACCGGGATCGTCGACGACAGCGAATATGCCGAGGACCCGCGGGCCAGCGACCATTACCACCTCTACCGCCGCCAGATGGCGGGCGAGCGGGTGAGCGTGGCCTACGACGAGATCGCGTGAAGATCTACCACGCCTGGACCGGCTCGATGCCGCAGTACCCGGCGCTGGTGGCCGCCGCGCCGCCGCTGCGCGTGCTCATCTCCTACGCCTACGACGACGGCCAGGTGCCGCTTTACAAGAAGATCGCGCCGCTCTACCCGCTCGACCGGATCGACTGCATGCTCGACTCGGGGGCCTTCTCGGCCTGGACGCTCGGCCTGGAGGTCGACCTCCAGGGCTACATCGCCTGGGCCAGGGAGCGGCAGGCGATCTTCGGCAACGTCGAGACGATCAACCTGGACGTGATCCCGGGCAAGCCCGGCGTCAAGCCCTCGCCGCGCGAGCGGCTGCGGGCCATCGCCCAGTCGAAGGAGAACGCGGACGTGATCCGGGCGGCGGGCCTGCCCGTGATGGAGGTCTTCCATCTCTACGACGGCGACTGGCGGGTGATGGAGGACCTCTGGGCGCGGCGGCGGCCGGGCGAACTGCTGGGGATCGGCGGCCTGGCCGGTCTCGGCACCTCGAAGGTCGAGATGCAGGACTTCGGGGACGGCGTCTTCGCGCGCGTGCGCGAGTGGTGCGGCGGCTGGCAGGAGATCGTCCCCGTGCACGGCCTCGGCGTCGGCCCGGAGGCCTCCTTCGGGCGGCGCTACCCCTGGTGGTCGGTCGATAGCTCCTCCTGGACGAGCTTCCAGCGCTACGGCAAGGACGTGGGCGCGAACGGCCGCCACTCGCAGTCGCGGACCGGGACGCGGGCGATCTCCGGCCACCGTCCGGTCGCCGACATGTACTACTACCGCGTCGTCCGGCGCTGGCGCCGCCTTGAGGACTCGCTCGACCGGCTCTGGGCCGGGCGCGGCATCACCTACCGCGAGAGGAGTCCGGCATGAGCGAGAACGTCAAGCCGATCGAGATCGAGACGGCCATCGTCCCGATCGAGAGCGTCCTGCCCAACCACTGGAACCCGAACCAGATGGACGAGCGCACCTACCAGGCCGCGCTGGAGTCGATCCGCGAGTACGGCTTCATCGACCCGGTGACCGTCCGCCCGCACCCGCAGCAGCAGGGCAAGTGGGAGATTCTGGACGGCGAGCACCGGCAGCGGGCGGCGGCCGAGGAGGGCTACCGGGAGATCCAGATCAACAACGTCGGGCCGATCTCGGACGCGGCGGCCAAGAAACTGACGCTGATCTTCAACGAGACGCGCGGCGAGGCCGACGTGACCCTGCTCGGGCACCTGATCGTCGACCTGAACCGCGAGCTTGAGGACCGGGCGCTGCTGATGCTCGGCCTGCCCTACTCGGACGCCGAGATCGAGAACCTGCTCCAGATCGGCGAGGTCGACTGGGACTCCTGGGAGCAGGGCGAGGAGGAGAAGTCGGGCCGGATCGACAGCCCGGACGGGACGCAGCACACCGTCTTCATGCACTTCGACGACGAGCAGTACGAGAAGTTCCAGGCCTACACGGACATGGTCCAGCGCGAGCGCGAGCAACCCGACGTGCCGAGCGCGGTCCTGCTGGCGCTGCGCGAACTGGCCGAGTCGTTCTAGTTCCTTCACGCTTTTGTAACTCGCAAGCCGTCTTGTTGTCCGTTCTGGCAGGCAGACTGTGGCCGGAGTGCCGATTCATGCTCGCAGCGGACTTCTACACCAGCCCGGCCTGGGACGAGCTTCGTACCCAGGCCCTGCTGCGCGACCGCTTTAGCTGCACCGTCGCGCGGCTCCTGGGCGGAGCCTGCGCCGGGACGCTGCACGTCCATCACATCGTTCCGGTCGGCGAGGACGAGTCGCTCGCGCTCAACCTGGACAACCTGGCCACGGTCTGCGCCTCGCACCACCCGACCTGGGAGGCGCTGCGCCGGGCGCTGCTCGCCTCGCAGCGCAGCGACCTGCCGCCCTGCGGCCACCGCCACCCTTACCCGCAGGGCCGGATCGACTGCGAGCGCAGGCGGCGGCGGGAGCGCGAACTCGCGGCTTGAGCCAGGCGCTCCGCGCGCGAACGTCTGCTACAGTCCCGGCCGCGCGAAGGCGAATGACGAAGGTTCGTCGGGGTGGAGTCGCTTCGGTGACGAGGCCCCGAGGAACTGGAGCCGTTCGTCTCGCGCATTTTCTTTGCCGGGCCGGGGCGGCGCCGGTCGCTCAGGCCCTCTCTGACGTCGGTGCGAAGGCCAGGCGGGCACGCGCGGCGCTAACCGGGTCAAACCACCGGCCGTCCCCGGTGGGCTGCCAGCCGCGCTCGGCCATCTCGGCGACGCTCAGGCAGCGGCGGCCATCCTCGCGCGGCGGCTCCATCTGCGCCCCTTCGGAGTAGCTGTAGGCGTGGACGCCGACCCTGTGCCGGTCGAAGACATCGACGCTGTTGAAGTCCTGCCCGCAGGCGCAGCAGAGGTTCCTCGGCCTCACGGGACGAGAGCCTAGCCCCGGCGAGAAGCCGTCGCGGGCGCGGCGTATCATCTCGGTCGCCATGGCCGAGGACAAAGACAGGACGCGCGAGGACGCCGAGCGCGAGGCGGAGGCGGCGAGCGCGCAGGCGGCGGCCGACTTCGAGATGTGGTCGATCCTGCGCCGCGAGCACGGCTGGCCGCCCTGGACCTCGACCTTCCTCGTCGCCTACTCGCAACTGCCCAACCAGAAGGAGGCGGCGCAGAAGGCGGGCGTCTCGACGAGCACGGTCTCCGACCTGGCCCGCAGAAGCGAGCCGTTCATGCAGGCGCGGGACGCGGCGCGCGACATCGGCCTCGACAGGCTGGAGGCGACGGCCTACCTGCGCTCGACCGTCGGCACGCCGATGCTCAAGCGCGTGGTCCGGACGAGAACGTACAAGGACGGGAACGTCGAGCGGATCGTCGAGGAGACGACCGAGCGGCACGTCTCCGACATCCTGCTGATGTTCACGCTCAAGCGCTGGCGGCCCGAGTACCGCGAGCGCTACGGGATCGAGCAGTCCGGTCCGGACGGCGGCCCGATCACCTACGCCCACGAGGAGAAAGTGGATGAGGCCGTCAAGCTCTTCGACGCTGAAGTCGTACGCCTCGCTGACCGACGCGCAGCAGGTGGCGATCCTGGCCAAGGTCGCGGCTGAGACCGGCCTGGCCCCGCGCGAGCTTCAGGCGATCCTGGTCTCGGACTGGCGAATCGTCGGACGGCCCTCCCAGCAGCCGCCGCCCGGCGACTGGACGTACTGGTTCCTGCGCTGCGGGCGCGGCTTCGGCAAGACGCTGACCGGCGCGCAGTGGACGAAGACGAAGGCGCTGGAGCGGCCGCGCACGCGGATCGCGCTGGTCGCGCCGACCTTCGGCGACGCCCGCGACACGATGGTCGAGGGCGAGACCGGCCTGCTCTCGCTGCTGCACGACCGCGACCTGCGCGGCGGCTCGCGCTCCTCGGCCTGGAACCGGGGCACGGGCGAGTTGTACTTCGCCAACCGCTCCAAGGCCCAGATCTTCTCCTCCGAGAAGCCCGACCGGCTGCGCGGCCCCCAGCACCACGCGGCCTGGTGCGAGGAGGTCTCCTCCTGGCGCGACGCCAACCGCGGCGACGCGCTGGAGACGACCTGGTCGAACGTCAAGCTCGGCCTGCGGCTCGGCTTCCACCCGCAGGCGATCATCACCTCGACCCCGAAGGCCAACAAGCTGACCAAGGCCCTGATCGCGCTGCCGCGTGACCTGCTGGTGATGACCACCGGCTCCTCCTACGAGAACCGTGACAACCTGGCCGAGGCCTGGTGGCGGGACGTGGTCGTGCCCTACGAGGGGACGCGGCTGGGCCGCCAGGAGATCCACGCCGAGATCCTGGAGGACGTCGAGGGCGCGCTCTGGACGCTCGCGATGCTGGACCGCCTGCGCGTCGCGCACGCGCCCGAGATGTCGCGGGTCGTCGTCGCCGTCGACCCCAACACGTCCTCCGACGACACGGCCGACGACGCCGGGATCGTCGTCTGCGGGCGCGGGGCCTACGACCGCTTCGGCTACGTGCTCGCCGACGAGACGGTGACCCGCGGCGGGCCTGCGGTCTGGGCGGCGCGCGCGGTCGACGCCTTCTACGAGTACCAGGCCGACCGGATCGTGGCCGAGAAGAACAACGGCGGCGAGATGGTCAAGCTGGTGATCAAGCAGGTCGACGACGCGGTGCCGGTCAAGCTGGTCGTGGCCACGCGCGGCAAGCGGACGCGGGCCGAGCCGATCGCGGCCCTCTACGAATCGGTCGCCGAGGGGCCGACGCGCACCGCCAAGGACCCCGCGGTGCGCCACGTCGGCACCTTCCCCGACCTGGAGGACGAGATGACGACCTGGACCGAGGGGATGGCCTCGCCGAACCGCCTGGACGCGCTGGTCTGGGGCCTCTGGGAACTGATGGTCAAGCAGCGGCTGGGCCGGGCGCACACCTCGATGCCGCGCGGGCGCATCCCCGGCGTCGGCCGCTCCGCCTACACGGGCATGTGACCGAGGGCGGGGGCCATCGCGTGCAGGCGACCAGACACGCGGTCGAGCGGGCGCACAAGCGCCTGGCCGGGCGCTGGGCGCCGGAGACGCGGGCCGAGGTCGGCAACTGGGTCGAGCACAAGGCGCTGGCCGCGCTGATCGAGGGCCGCAGCGCGAAGACGCTGCCCCGCTGGTGCGTGCGCGGAGCGGGCGGGCGGGCCAAGCTGAGCCGCGCGCCCGGCACCTGCCGCTACCTCTGGGACGAGCAGCGCTCGTCCGTGTTCGTGGTCAAGCGCGAGCGCGACCCGGGCGCTCCCGGCCGCCCGCTCTGGCTCGTGCTCTCGGTGCTGGCCCCGACGCCGTGATGGTCGCCGTCCTGATCCCGGTGCTCGCCCGCCCGCAGCGGGTCGCCCGCCTGGTCGCCAACCTGGCGGCGACCAGCCACGGCGTCCGCTGCAACCCGGTCTTTCTCTGCACCCCCTCGGACGAGGCCGAGATCGCGGCCGTGCGCGCGACCGCCGCCGCCTGCATCGTCACCGACTGGGACGGCGGCCCGGGCGACTACGCGCGCAAGATCAACCTCGGCTTCGCGCGCACGCACGAGCGCTTCGTCCTGCTGGCCGCGGACGACCTCTACTTCCACGGCGGCTGGGCCGAGCGCGCGGTCGCCGCCTGGTACGAGAGCGGGGCCTGCGTGATCGGGACCAACGACCTGGCCAACCCGGCCGTGCTGGCGGGCGAGCACGCGACCCACTCGCTCGTCCACCGCGACTACGGCGAGTGCGGCACGGCCGACGAGCAGGGCAAGCTCCTGCACGAGGGCTACGGCCACAACTTCGTCGACAACGAGTTCGTCGAGACGGCACGGGCGCGCGGCACCTTCTGGCCCGCGCTCGACTCCCGCGTCGAGCACGAGCACCCGATCTGGAGCAAGGGCCACCCGGACGCGACCTACGAGAAAGGCCAGCAGCGCTACCACGAGGACCAGCGCCTGTTCCTCTCCCGGCGGCGGCTCTGGGCCTCGTGAAGATCCTGCTCAGCCCGCACAACGACGACGAGTCGCTGTTCGCCGCCCACCTCTGCATCCGCGAGCGGCCCTGCGTGATCGTCTGCCTGCGCTCGCACTTCCAGGAGAGCTTCGGGATCACGGCCGGGCAGCGCGAGGCCGAGAGCACGCTGGCCCTGCTCGCGCTCGGCTGCGAGTGGGAGCAGTGGGAGTTCCCGGACATCGCTCCGCCTTGGCCGCTGCTGGAGGAGCGGCTGCGCGGCCTCGACGCGGCCTGCACGCCCGAGACGGTCTACGCGCCCGCCTACGACTTCGCGGCCAACGGGCACGCGCCCGGCGAGCCGCCGCAGCAGTTCGGGGTGATGCACCACGACTACGTCGGCTGGCTCGCCCACGCCGTCTTCGGCGAGCGCGCCCGCTTCTACCAGACCTACACGCGCTGGGGAGGCCCGGTGCAGGAAGGAGTCCGCGTGCGCCTGACCCCGGAGGAACGGCGGCTGAAGCAACTCGCGCTCTCGGCCTACGCCTCGCAGATCGGCCTCGACTCGACCGGCCACCACTTCAGCCGCTCGCTGGCCTGGGAGTGGCTGCGCCGATGACGCTGCGGATCGAGGCGGCCTCCGTGGACAACGGCTCGCTGCGCGAGGTCGAGCGGCGCTCGATCCGCGACTGGGTGAGCGTCCACGCCTCGGCGCTCACGGGCCGGGTGCTCGACTACGGGGCGGGCCAGCAGCCCTACCGGGGGATCGTCGAGGCGGCGGGCGGCGAGTACGTCCCCTTCGACCGGGCCGCCTTCCCCGGCTCCTGCGCGGAGGCGGACGCGGGGCCTGACGGCTGGATGCACGAGCAGTGGGACGCGATCCTCTGCACGCAGGTGCTCCAGTACCTCAGCCCCTCCTGGCTGGAGCAGGTCGTCGGCTACTGGGCCTACGCGCTGAGCAAGGCGCAGGGCGCGCTCGTCCTGAGCTACGGCACCTGCTGGCCCGAGGTCGAGCGGAGCGACCACCTGCGCCTGACCCACGCGGGCGTCGAGTGGCTGCTCGGCGAGGCGGGCTTCAGCGTCGACGCGCACGAGCGCCGGGCCGAGATCGTGCTCGGCGGCGGCCTCACCCTGCCGCTGGGAGGTGCTCTCCTTGCCCACGCCCGCTGAGGCCTCGGCGGTGATCGTGACCCGCGGCGACGTCGACCTGCTGCCGATCCTGGACTCGCTGCAGGACTTCGACGAACTGATCGTCTGGGACAACGCGCAGGGCGAGGACCTGGCGGTCTACGGCCGCTACGCGGGCGTCCTGCGCGCCCGCAACCCGCTCGTCTACGTCCAGGACGACGACTGCCTGGTCGACGCGGCGGCGGTCGTCGCCGCCTACCAGCCGGGCCGGGTCGTGGCCAACATGCCCCTCTCGCGCTGGGACGACTACCCCGACTCCTGCCTGGTCGGCTGGGGAGCGGTCTTCGACGCCTGTCTCCCGGCGCGGGCCTTCGCCCGCTTCGAGCGGGCCGTCGCGCCGCCGCCCGACTGGCGGCAGCGCTTCTACCGCGACTGCGACCTGGTCTTCACCGTCCTCACCCCGCACGACAAGATCGACCTCGGCTTCGCGCATCTGCCCTGGGCCGAGAGCGAGGGCCGCCTCTTCCGGCAGCCCGACCACTACGCCGAGCGCCAGTACGTGCTCGGCCTCGCGAGAGGAGTTCGTGATGCCTGAGACCATCGGAGGATGGCCGTGTTCGTCCTCGTCCTGATCTTCATCTCCCTCTGGCTGCTCACCGGCTCGTTCGCCTGGACGCTCGGCTTCTACCTGCTGACGCTGGCGGCCTGGATCGGCTGGGAGGCCTGGAAGCTGCACCGCCGCGACCTCGACGAGCGCAAGGTCGTCTGGCTGCACGAGCGCAGGCCGCCGCTGCGGAGGGTCAAGTGAACTGGTCGCAGTGGCTCCAGGACGCGGTCGACCGCCTGCTGCGAGAGCTTGCCCGGATCGCCGAGGCGGTCGAGCGGATCGCCGACGAGGCCGAGCGGCAGGAGGAGGAGCGATGACCCTGGTCCTCTCAGACCACGCGGCCCCGCACCGCTTCCGGCCGCGCGGCTGGCGCTTCTGGATCTGCACCAGCTGCTACGGGCCGCGCTCGCTGCACCCGCGCCCGGACTGGACGCGGGCCAGGCCAGCGGGCGACAACACCTACCTGTCGGCGAACGCGCCGCACTTCAAGGAGGGCTGGTGATGATCGACATCCTCTACGTGGCCTTCAACCGGCTGGAGATGACGCAGCCGTCCTTCCAGGAGTTGCTCGACAACACGCAGTGGGACCAGGTGCGGACGCTCTACCTGGCCGACGACGGCTCGACCGACGGCACGCGCGAGTACCTGATGGAGGCGGCGCGGCGCTGGGGCGGGCAGGTCGTGTTCAACGGCGAGCGCCTGGGCGGCCCGGTGGCGGCGATGAACTGGTACCTGGAGGCGTCGGGCGAGGCCTGCGAGGTCTTCGCCAAGATCGACAACGACTTCGTCGTCTGCCCCGGCTGGCTGTCGGAGATGCTGAGCGTCCTGAGCAGGCAGCCCGGCCTGGACGTGCTCGGGACGGAGCCGATGCTCGGCGACCCGGTGCTGCCCCTGCTGCGCGGGCGCGGGATCGAGCCTGCGACCCACATCGGCGGCAAGGGCCTGATCCGCAAGCGCGTCTTCTCGCTCTGCCGCCCGGTGCCCGCGGGCCAGAACGGCTACTTCGGCTGGACGCAGTTCCAGACCGCGCACCCCTTCAGCCGGGCCTGGATCTCGCCCGACCTGCCCTGCTTCGGCCTCGACCAGCTGCCCTTCGAACCCTGGCAGTCGCTGGCCGAGGAGTACGAGCAGAAGGGCTGGGCGCGGCGCTGGCCGCCCTACCACGAGGGCGCGACCGCCTACTGGCAGTGGTGGCTCGATGCCCAGGACTGAGATCAGGCTGGTCGCCTCGCTGATCGTCCGCAACGAGGCCGGGCGCTACCTCGACCTGACGGTGCCCGCGCTGCTGGAGTTCTGCGACGAGGTGCTGGCGCTCGACGACAACAGCACGGACGGCACGGCCGAGCTGCTGCGCGCCCTGCGCGGCGTCAAGGTCGTGCCGCTGCACCTGCGGCCGGTCGACCCCGGCCACTCGGGCTTCTACGAGCACGAGGGCCTGGCCCGGCAGGCGCTCTACGAGTTGACGCTGCTCCAGCAGCCGACGCACGTCCTGGCTGTCGACGCCGACGAGTTCGTCTCCGACGGGCAGGCGCTGCGCTCCTACCTGCAAGGCCAGCCCGAGGTCGCGGCCTGGTCGCTCGACCTGGACGAGGTCTGGCGGGTCGAGCGGGACTGCCTCTGCCTGCGCGTCGACGGCGGCTGGCGTCCGCACCCGGTGGCGGCGCTCTACGCGGTCCAGGCGAGTTCCCCGCACTGGCGCTTCGCCGAGCGAGCGCTGGCCTGCGGGCGCGTCCCGGCCGAGGTCGAGTACGCCGCCGCGGCGGGCTACGGCCTGCTCTGCGAGCTTCAGATCCTGCACTTCGGCTGGGCCAACCCGGGCGAGCGGGCCGCCCGCCACGCCCGCTACGCGCTCCACGACCAGGGGCGCTTCCACGCCAGCGCCCATCTCGACTCGATCCTCGACGAGCAGCAGGTGCGGCTCGCGGGCCGGGACTGGCCGACCTCGCTCACCCCGCTCAAGGAGGACCTGATGAGCCGCTGCCAGGCCGTGAGTTTCTGATGCTGCCCTCGCCCTTCGCCTTCCTCGTGCTCGCGCTCGCCGCCTTCCGCCTGACCCGGCTGGTCGGCTGGGACGAGTTCCCGCCCGCCGTCCGGGCCAGGCAGGCGCTGACCGGCGAGACCGTCCACCACAACGTCACCGACAGCCAGGGTCCGATCTACCGCTGGCGGCGGCCGACGCTGGCCAAGTTCCTCGCCTGCCCCTACTGCGTCGGCTTCTGGATCGGGCTGGCCGTCTACCTGCTCTGGGTCTTCCTCCCGACCCAGACCTTCTACGCAGCCCTGCCGCTCGCGCTCTCCGCGGCGGTCGGGATCACGGCCAGGATGCTCGACCCGTGAGCGCGACCAACGCCGTCGCGGTGGTGATCGCGCTGCTGCTGCTGCTCGCCATCCTGGCCTCGATGAAGGACTGGCGGCGATGAGCGAGCGCGACCCCTGGCTGCGCTACCTGGCCGAGCGGCAGGCGGCCGAGCGCGAGCACGAAGAGGCGATGGAGGCGCTGCGCGTCGCCTGGATCGGCCTGCTCGACGCGGCTGCCCGCGAGGAGGCGGCCGAGCGCTACTCGCTCGCCGTCGGGGCGCTGACGGCGATCTTCGGCGAGCGTCGCGCGCAGGCCTGGCGCGACTACCGGGAGGCGAGCAGCGAAGTGTCCGCGAAGCCCTGAGAGCCTCTCTGGGGCGTCGGGTCGCCGGGGTGGCTGCGGAGCAGGGGTCGCAGGCTTCGGACGCGCGAGCGGCGCGCTCAGGCGGCGAGAGCCGTCCGTCCGCGCCGAGCCTAGAATCGCTGGGGCCTATGCGGCCGAGCCAGCCGTCCTTGCGAGCGCCAACAACCTTGAGCGAGGCCAGCAGTACGGAGCGCGCCATCATCCGTGAGCGACAAGCGAGGCCATGGCCCAGAGCGCGCCATCGTGGTTGAGCGAGCCGTGGTCGGGAGTGCAGCGAAGGCCGAGAGCGAGCCAGGGCGAACGCGAGTGCCAGAACGACGAGCGAGTCATGCAGTCGGTGAGCGCCAACTCAAGCCGAGCGAGTCATCCTGGCCGGAGAGCGCCACGGTCGAAGAGAGTGGCCAAGGTGGAGCCGGGCGGATCGAGCGCATCAAGCGGGTAGAGCGAGCCACGAGTCGCGAGCGTGCCAAGCATCGTCAGCGAGCCATGATCCTGGTGGGTGCCAGGTGCCAAGACGAAAGAGCGCGAGCTGTTGTGCCTGGAGCGAGCCGTGTGAATGGAGCGTGCCAGGGCCGCAGGAGCGTCCCCAAAAGGGAGCAGCGCCAGGCGAAAGCAGAGCGAGCCGAACACGCCGAGTGCGCCATGAGCAGTGAGCGGCCATCTTCGTCGAGCAGCCGAGAACTGGGAGCGAGCCGAGCCGCCTGAGGGGGCCATACCTCAAGAGCGAGCCGTTCCAGATGAGCAGTGCCGAACAGGTGGAGCGGGCCATCTCGGGTGAGCGCGCCAAACGAGAGAGCGAGCCAAGTGGGAACGAGCGTGCCAGAACATCTGTGCGAGGCCACCATCCCCGAGCGGCATCACACATCGGGAGCGAGTCAAGTGTCCTGCGAGCGCCCTGCCAACCGAGCGCAAGCCACCCCTTGCGAGCGTGCCAGCGGCCCCCGAGCGAGCCAGCACGAACGAGCGAGCCAGCACGAACGAGCGTGCCAGAACGTATGAGCGAGGCCAAGAGAAAAGAGAGCGCCCGAGTTCATGAGCGAGTCCTAGAACTGGAGCGCGCCATGCGTCAATGAGCGTCCAGCATCCCGACTACGATCAGTCCCGTCCGGGCCGCCCGATACTCGGGGGCGGTCCGGGCCGTCAGCGAGAGGAGGAAGAAAAGAGCATGGCCAGCTTCAGCTACACGGAGCAGTTGACGATCGTCCACTGCACCTGCGGCATCCCGTTCGCGATCCCCGAGGACCTGAACCAGCAGTTGCTCGCCGCCAAGAAGTCGGTCTACTGCCCGCTCGGCCACCAGTGGCACTACAGCGGCAAGACCGACGCCGAGCGGCTGCAGGAGGAGCGCCAGCGCCACCAGGCGACCAAGGACCTGCTCGCCGCCGAGGAGCGCTCGCACCGCGCGACCCGCGGCGCGTTGACCAAGACCCGCGCCCGGGCCGCCAACGGCGTCTGCCCCTGCTGCCACCGCCACTTCGCCAACGTCGAGCGGCACGTCAAGAGCAAGCACCCCGACTTCGTCCCGGCCGCCCAGCCCTGAGCCGTCGATTGCGAGCGCGCCATAACCGCTGAGCGAGCCAAGCCGCCGAAGCCCACCCGGCACAGCCGCCACCCGACCTACCTGCTCTCCGCCAACGACGAAGTGCAGATGGCGCGCTGGCGGCGGGCAGCCTACGGCAGCGAGTTGACGCTGGCCGAGTTCATCCGGCGCACGCTCGACGCCGCGACGCTGCGGGTCGAGCAGGCGGCCGAGGAGCAGGCGCGGCGGCGGGCCGAAGCCGAGATCCCCGAGCGTGCCGAGAAGGTCGAGCGAGCCGCAGACGCGGAAGACGCGCAGCGCGTCCAGCCGGACGAGAGCGCCCCGGGCCGCGAGCGAGTGCCGAGGCATGAGCAGGATGAGCGAGCCGACGACCCTGAGCGCGCCAGAGCATCCGAGCGCAACCCCTTCGACTTCACGCAGAAGCACCAGGACGAGGCCACACTGCTGGAGCGCGCCACACAAACAGAGCCGCTCGCCCTGCCCGGCCGCCGCCCCGACCCTTGCCCGCATCGCGTGCCGCTGGCCGAGTTCTGCCCGCTCTGCGACAACTACATCGCGCTGGCCCAGCATTGATCGCCGTGGACGGCCAGCGTCCCGACTACCTGCTCGACATCGGCTGCGCGACGATCGGCTCGGAGGAGTCGATCGAGGCGCTGCTCGACCGCTTCGCGCCCGTCCGCTACCTCGGCTTCGACCCCAACTGCCAGCGCGCCGAGGAGCAGCGCGGCGCAACCCTGGTCTCGATCTTCCCCTGGGCGGCCTGGAGCTACGACGGCCGGGTCGGCTTCCAGTTCACGGCGACCAGCGCCCACGTCGACCCCTCGCTGAGCGCGCCCGGCTACGAGCAGGTGCAGTGCTTCGACCTGGCCCGCTACGTCGCGGCGCTGGCGCAGCAGCAGCCCCGCCTGGTGCTCAAGCTGGACTGCGAGGGGGCCGAGTACACGCTGCTCCCGGCGCTGCACGAGCGCGGCCTGGACGCCGTCTGCTCGCTCCTGCTGGTCGAGTGGCACGGCGCGCCGCTCGCGCTGCCCTGGCGCTGCGTCGTGGAAGAGTGGTGAGCGCGATGTCCCAGGTCCACCTGGAGAGCGAGCGGGTCGCGCCCTTCTGGGGCCGCGTCGCCGTGCTCCCCTCGCCGGTCGACCAGACGCAGCGCCGCTCCGGCCTGGTCGTGCCGATCGGCGCGGTCGAGGAGGACGGCGAGGCGGTGCAGCGCGGCGTCGTCAGCGCCGTCGACGAGGGTGCGAGCGCGGTCGAGGCCTGGGCCGAGTACGTCGCGGTGCTGCATCCGGGGGTCGTCGTCTACTACCAGCGCAAGCACGGCCGCCGCGTGCTCGACCTCGACCTGCTCGACCTCTCCGACATCCTGGCCTACGAGCGCGACGGCTAGAGCGCAACGGCCGCGCCTTCCCGGCCTGCGTTACGAAACCCGCCTGCGTTACGATACCGGCCCGGCGTTACGGAACCCGTTACGAAACTCGCGCTATCGTAACGGCCATGGGCAGGCCGCGCCGTTACGATACGAACGCCGAACGGCAGCGTGCGTACAGGCAGCGCAAGGCCGCGGCGGCGCTCGACATGCCGCTTGCCCCCGCCCAGCTGGTGGTCGTGAAGGCACTGGCCTCGCCCAAGGTGGCCGCCGCCGTCGAGCGCCTCTCTGCCAGGCAGCAAGCCAAACCGCGGACCGAGACCTGCGAGCACCGCAGGACGCCCGAGCAGTACTGCCCTCGCTGCGACGGTTGAGGCGGGCCAGCGGGAAGCACGACGCGAAGGCGGGCGGGATATGCGAGGCGCTTGCCCAAGCCCGCTTGGCAGCCTCGGAAAGGCCGAAATACGCGCGATTTCGAGCGCCCGGCCAGCGCCCTTCAAGGCCTGTCCCGGCCGCGCGCTGAGCAGGCCCGGCCACGCTCGACGCGCACCCGCGCCACGCGCTCCCGGCCCGGCCTCTCTGCGCCGCAACTCCAGTCGTAGAGCGGCCTGGCCGCAACTGGTCGCGACGCGCGAGGGTGCTCGGCCATGGCCTCCGCGCGCCTGCTTCGCACCTGGCGGCCACGCTCTCGGGAGGCCCGGGCGGGGTCGTCCAGAGCGGCCTGATCGCTGCCTGGCCTGGCAACACGAGCACCCTGCGCAGACCTGGCCGCGACTCCCGCACGGCCGGGCCGCTGCGCTGGTGCGAACGCCGACGCTGGCCGCGCGCGCTCACGGCCGGGCTGCGTTCGAACCGAGGCCGTGGCGGACGCGGCCGAGCAGCTCTGAGGCCCGGCCTGGCCGGAGTCGCTGAGCGGCCTGGCCGCGAGCGAAGACCGGCCCGGCCTGGACGCGGCCGAGCACCGGACGGGCCTGGCCTGGCCTGGCCGAACGCTCGGCCTGGCCTGGACGTGGCCTGGCCTGGCCAGTCCTGGCCGCGGACGGCCCCAGCGGCCGGTTCGTGGCCGGGGTCGGCCTTTGGGCGGCCAGTTCGGGCGTCTCGCGCGCAGGTGCTGCAGCGCGGCTTCAAGGCTCTGCTATTGATCGAGCGGCGAGCGAGCGCTATCGCTGGCGGTGGGCTGCGCTAGCGTCTGGGAGGCGGGGCAGCGGTCAGCGAGTGGGAGGTGCTTCAGATGAACGACATCACCAGTGCAGGCAAGCCTGTGCGGTTGCAGGGGAATGTGGATCTGGGCGTGGTCAGGGTCACGATCGCTGCGGGGGACCCCCCCGCCGACGCCGTCCACCTGATGGACACCTGCACCGGCCACATCAGAAGCATCGTCGTCGAGCAATACCACGGCGACGGGATCAAGGTCGGGGCAGGGGCGCACGATCTCGAAATCGACAACGTCCACGTCGTCTGCTACGCCCACGATGCGGGCAAGCATCAGGATGGGATTCAGGTGATGGGCGGGAAGGGCATCCACTTCCACGGCGGCTTCGTCTCGGCGCTCTCGGCCAACAACTCGCAGATCATGATCCACGTCGGTGCGGGCGGGAAGGAGATCCCGGAGGACGTGATCTTCGACAACTTCACCGTCGACCCGCAAGGCGCCGGTGCCTACGGCTGCTCGAATGGGCAGGGGATCGCTTGCGGCTTCACCAACCTGACGATGCTCAGCAAGGCCAACCGCCACGACCTCTACCAGGGCACGAATACGAAGAACCCGCAGTGGTCGTTCTCGTCGCTCCCACCCGGCGTCCGCGCCAACTTCAATATCAAGCAATACCCGGGAGGCTGAGGGGCGGGCAGGGCGCAGGCGCAAGGCTTTCTCCTATGCTCATCCGAACGAGCTAGCACGATCGCTCGACTCACGAAATCGTGAAGGAGGCAGAAGGCGTGGACGATGCGAGCGAGAACGGCCAGCCGCAGCACCCCGAGGGCTGGGGGGAGCGGCAGACGGCGCCCGTCTTCCCGGTCGAGGAGATGTTCAACCAGGGGCTGCTGTTCTTCCAGCAGATGCCCGGGGGCGGGATGGTGATGAAGGTCGCCGCCGCCGCCACCACCCCGCAAGGGCCGATGCCGACGCTGCCGGTGCTGGTCGTCCCCTTCGACGCCGACGGCTGGCGGCGCTTCAAGAAGCAGGTGGCCGAGGACGGCAAGGAGCCGTCGCAGATCGTCGTCCCGCTGCCCGCATCGCTGACGCTGCAGTAATACAGAGAGAGGAGGCAGGGCCGGTGCAGGTCAACCTCAACCCGTCGCTCGGCGACATCGCGCTGCTCGTGATCGCCGTCTTCGTGATCCTCGCCTACTTCAACGGCTGGGGCTAGCAGGGCTGGCGAGCCGTCGTGCGAGACTAGGCCCCGTCCGCGAAGGCCAGGGAAGGGAGTGTTGGAGACGATGGGATGTGGATGCGGCGGCTCGATCCGCAGTCAGGATGCGACCAGCCAGCTACGCAGCGCGGGCCGCGCCGCGCTCGACCAGCAGGCGCGCCCGGTGCGCCGGGCCTGGCTTCCCGGCGAGCCGGGCTATCGCGGCCCGCTGCGCCCCGAGCCGACCTCCTCACAGCAGCAGGCCGCGGCGAGCGCCGAGTAGCCGATGCCGCTGTTCGGGCGCAGGCGGCAGCGGGTCGGCTCATCGCCGCTCGCGGTGACGCGCGGCGAGGTGCGCTCGGGCAGGCAGCGGGCGATCACCGCCGCCGGTCTCCCCGTCCGCCGCAAGGACACCGAGATCATCCGCAGGCTGATCGCGCCCTGGCAGCCCGCCGCCTTCAACTACTACGACCAGGTGCCGGAGATCAAGTACGCGGCCCAGTTCTACGCGCGCATGCTCTCGCCGCTGATCCTCTACGCGGCCGAGTACACCGACGCCAACCTGCAGGACTTCGTCCCGACCGAGAACCAGGAGGCCATCGACGCGCTGAAGCGGATCCAGGACCCGGGCGGCGGCAGGACGGGGCTGCTCGGCGACTACGGGCGGCTGATGTTCCTGGCCGGGGAGTGCTACCTGTTCGTCTCCGAGAACGAGTACCAGGAGGAGCAGTGGGAGTTCCTCTCGACCGACGAACTGCGGATCCAGGGCGGCGTCTACATCCGCTACAAGGCCCCCTCGCTGGTCGCCGAGGAGTACCAGGCCCCGGCCGACGAGGACGAGTACTGGGAGGAGGTCGAGGACAAGACGGCGATGGCCTACCGGATCTGGCAGCGCCACCCCCGCTACTCCTACCTCGCCGACTCGACCATGCAGGGGGTGCTGGAGATCTGCGAGGAACTGGTCCTGCTGACCAAGGCGGTGCGCGCCCGCGCCCGCAACCGCGCCGCCGGGCCGGGGCTGCTGTTCATGGACGACCGGATCTCGCCCGCGCCGCCCGAGGCGACGCCCGACGAGGACCCGGAAGAGGACCTGTTCATGTCCGACCTGACCGAGTACCTGACCGCCCCGATTGCCGACGAGGGGTCGGCCGCCGCCGCCGCCCCCTACCTGGTCCGCGTCCCGGTCGGCGACGAGAACAAGACGATCAAGGACATGGTCTACCACCTGCAGCTTCAAGACCCGATGCAGCTGTACCCCGAGACCGGCCTGCGCCGCGAGTGCATCGAGCGGCTGGCGATCGGCCTCGACATGCCGCCCGAGGAACTGCTCGGGGTGGGCGACGTCAACCACTGGTCGGCCTGGATGATCGACGAGAAGACCTGGAAGGCGCACGGGCAGCCGAAGGCCCAGCAGCTCTGCAACGACCTCACCCAGACCTACTTCCGCCGCTACCTGCGCGACGCGGTCGGGATGGGGGACGAGGCCAACAAGTACCTGATCGCCTACGACGCCTCGGCGATCATCAACCACCCCGACCGGGCCAAGGACGCGAAGGACCTCTACGACCGCGGCGAGATCGCGGGCGACTCGCTGCGCGAGGCGACCGGCTTCGACGAGACCGACAAGCCCTCGACGGCCGAGCTTGCCCGCTACGTCGGGATCAAGACCCGCGACTCCTCGCTCGCCTGGTACGGGGTGCCCTCGGTGCGCCAGGGCGGCCTGGAGCCTGCGCCGGGCGAGATCCTCGCCCCCGACACGGGCGTCACCGGCACGCCGATCGAGTCGACGGGGGCGAGCGACACGACCCCCGGGCCGCCCGCCGACCGCAACACGGGCGACACCACTCCGCCCGCCGTGCCGCCCGCGCCGGGCGTGATCGGGGCGCTGAACGGTGGCCGCTCCGACCAGATCGCGAAGGTGATCGGGGCCTGCGACATGGCGCTGCTGCGGGCGCGCGAGGTCGCGGGGGCGCGGATCAGGACCGCCGCCCGCCGCCTGCCCGAGATCGAGCAGGCGCTGGACGGTGTCTCCAACCGCGAGGTGGCGGCGACGATCGGCCGCGAGGGGGTGCAGGCGCTGCGCCTCTCCGCGCAGGACCTGGTCGCGAACGTGCGCCCGCTGATCCTCGACACGCTGCGGCTCTGGCGGATCGAGGGCGAGGCGGCGGCGATGATCGCCCAGCACGTCGAGCGGCACGCGATGCGCACGCTCTACGACCCCAACCCGCGCTCGCTGCCCGACTCCTTCTCCGTCTACCTGGAGGAGTTGGTCGTCCAGAACGGCGCGCCCTGATGGGTGCGCTGGAGGTCGGGGTCCACGCCGGGCGGGGGCCGAGCCGCGCTGCCGCGTCCGGAGCGGGAGCCGGGGCTGCTGCACCCCCCGCCGACCCGACATCCGCGCTCGTCCCGCTGCTGGTCGAGCACCACAACGCGACCCTGCGCCGGGGTGTTCAGCGCGCCTACGACCTGGAGCAGAAGCTGGCGGGCGTCCTGCAGCCGGTGCTCGACCGCGCCGCCCGCGCCTCCGCCCGCCGCTTCACGCAGGCCGCGACGCGCACGCTGAGCGCGAGCGCGGGCGTCGGCGCGACCTCGACGATGGTCGCGCTGAAGCCGACCCCCGAGCAGGCGCAGGCCATCGCCAGCGCGGGCGGCGAGGCCCCCGCGACGCTGCACGTCACGCTCGCCTACCTGGGCAAACTGCAAGACTCGCTCGACCCCGTGCGCGCGGCGCTCGCCAAGGTGGCGGGCGCACATGCGCCGCTGCAAGGGGAGGTCGGCGGGGTGGCTTGCTTCGCAGGGGGCGAGCACGGTCATCCCGCCGTCCTCCTGCCCTCCGTCCCCGGCCTGGCCGAGCTTCGGGTCGCGGTCACGCAGGCGCTCGCCGAGGCGGGGATCGAGTACGGGCGCGAGTACGGCTTCGTCCCCCACCTGACCGTCGACTACACGGAGGGCGAGCCGCCCGGCGAGGGGGTGCTGGGCGAGCCGCTCGACTTCGCCGACCTGCTGGTCGTGCGCGGCGACCGGGTCGAGCACCTGCTGCCGCTGACCGGGGCCAAGCCGCTGACCGCGGGCACGCTGGCGACCGGGATCGCCCCCGACGACGCTGCCGACGGCGACCGCTTCCCCGACACGCGCGAGCCGGAGCGCCCGCCGGGCTGGCTGCCGCCCGCCCCCGACGAGTACTTCGACGTCGAGGGGCTGGTCTCCGACCTGCGCCTGCGGCTGGACCCGATCCGCAACGCGCACGTCGAGCAGGTCGTCAACGAGACGCTGGCCGAGGCGCGCAGGCAGTTCTCGCTCAGCGCCGCCGCGACCACGACCCCGCCCGCGGGCCAGCAGCAGCCGCCGCCCGTCGGGATCGCCTTCGACGTGACCAACCCGGCCGTGGTCGCGATCCTGGGCGAGGCGGGCGCGCACATCACCGACATCGCCAAGCGCAGCCAGCGCCAGCTGGCGGCGCTGATCCAGGACGCCTACGCCAAGGGGCTGTCGATCCCCGACACGGCCGCCCTGATCCGCGGGACGATGCAGGGCATCTCGGAGGGGCGGGCGCGCACGATCGCCCGTACCGAGCTTGCGGGCGCAACCAACGGCGGCTCGCTGGCCGCGACCCAGATGGTCGACGGGATGCTGGGCGGCGGGCAGTTCGACAAGACCTGGCTGACCGCGCCCGGCGCGGTCTACCCGCGCCACGAGGACTACGACGGCCTCGACGGCCAGACCGTGCCGCTGGAGGAGTTCTTCCAGGTCGGCGACTCGGAGATGCAGTACCCCGGCGACCCGAACGGCGACCCGGGCGAGACGATCAACTGCCGCTGCACGATCACCTACGCCGATCACGCGGGCGGGGTGATGGCCGAGGCGAGCGCCGAGGAACCCATCGACCCCGCGCAGATCCTGGAGGACGTGGGCGGGGTGGCCGCCGACGAGCTTGCCTCCGAACTGGGCGGCGAGGCGCTGGCCGCGCCGCTGCCCGAAGAGGCGGCGCTGGCCGACTACGGCGTGCGCCTGCTCGACCCGATCCCCGGTCCCGACACCGGGATCAGCGCGCTCTCGCGCGAGGGGCCGGGCAACAGCGAGACGCTGGCCGAGCAGTCCTCGGCTCGCCGCGGCACCGGCCACTTCGGAACCGGCACCTACTTCGTCTCCACGCCCGAGCGGCTGGGCAGGCTGGCGGCTGAGGAGCGGCGCGCGGTCAAGGGAATCGACCTGCGCGGCCTGCACCTCTACCGCCCGCTCGACCCGAAGCTCGCCCTCAAGCTGCACGACACGCTCGGCCGGATCGACGACCTGGTCGCGCGCGAGCTACCGCCCTACGAGGGGGCCTTCCGCTTTCAGCTGGAGGGCCTGGCCATCGACCTGCCGCCGGGCGCGAACGGCGAGTTGATCTACGACGCGCTCAGGTCGGCGCGCGCCGACCTCGGGGCGGGGAACCTGAACAGCGACTCGGCCGCGACGCGGGTGATGAAGGCGCTCGGCTACGACGGGATCGACGTGCGCGCGCTGGAGGGACTCGACAACACGAAGTACGGCTCGGTCGTCTACCGGCGCGGGCCGCCGCCCGAGCGCGGAGCGGCGCCGCTTGCGCGCGAGCAGCCGCTGGCCCCGCCGCGCTCGCCCTACGACATGCCCGAGACGCCCTCGCCCGACGCGATCACGAACGGCCCGGCGACCGAGATGCTCGACAAGGCGATGGCCGAGTGGGGCGCGGGGCTGAGCGAGCAGGAGCTGCTGGCGCTGCGCGGCTGGAAGCGCGAGCTTGGCTTCCGGGCGATCAACGAGTACCTGCGCACGGGCAAGGCCTCGGAGTGGGAGATCGAGCAGGCGGGGGCGAAGCTCTCGACGCAGGACGTGGTCGCGAAGCTGGACGACCTGCTCGCCCGCTCGCCCGCGCTGCCCGAGTCGGTGCAGACCACCGTCTACCGCGGCGTCGAGGACGTCCGGGCCGCCTTCGGCGACCTGCCGGTGAAGGCGGGCCTGCGCTTCACCGACCCCGGCTACGAGTCGGTGACGACCGAGGAGCAGGTCGCCCACGACTACACCGCCTACCGGCCGAGCAGCGGCATCTTCCGGATCGAGCTTCCCGAGGGCTACCGGGGGACGGCCTGGATGCGCTCGGCGGGCCTGGAGAAGACCGACCCCTTCTACGACGCGAACGAGAACCACGAACTGCTGATCCGCCGCGGCCAGCAGTGGGAGGTGACGAAGGTCGCGCGCGAGCAGGGGTTCCCGGTGATCACGCTGCGCCCGGTCTCCGATGAGCAGCTTGCGCGCGAGGCCGAGGCGGCGACGCGCCTGACCACCCCCGACACGCTGCCCGAGTACCAGACCCAGGCCGAGGCCGAGCGGGCGGCGGGCAAGGCCCCAGCCGACCCCGCGAACCCGCACGCGCACATGGCTGATGGGACGCTCAACGCCTACATCAGCAAGTACCGGCGCGAGATGAAGCAGCTCCTCGCCAAGGACACGATGTCGGCGGCCGACAAGGCTGAGCACAAGCGGCTGAAGAAGCTGCTCGACAACGCGCTGGCCGAGCGCGAGAAGCGCAAGACGGGCGAGACGGTCGAGCGGCCGTTCGCGCACATCGACGACGAGAAGCTGGCCAAGCTCTACCGGACGGCGCTGGCCCAGTACCGCGAGATCGACAACATCGCCGACGCGAGGAAGGTCAAGCAGATCACGGAGCGGGTGGCCGCGCTGAAGAAAGAGGTCGAGACGCGCGGCCTGAAGCTGCCGGAGATCGAGAAGAAGCAGTACAAGACGCCGACGGGCGGCCAGAAGGGCACCCGCTCGCCCGAGCCTGAGCCGCTGCCGCCCGCACCGCCGCCGCCGCCTCCGCCGCCGCCGCCGACCGGCGCGGTGCCGCTGAAGCAGATCGACAAGGAGGCCTTCGCGCTGGTCAAGCTGCGCGGCAACGCCTCGGCGATGAACAAGGACGAGCGGCTGTTCTTCAAGGCCTGGAGCGAGCACCGCGACAACCTCAACGACATCGCCTACTACAAGAGCGAGATCGCGGACCTGAAGCGGATGAAGGTCGGCGAGAACAGGCGCGACTGGCTGCGCGTGATCCCGAAGGGCGTCAGGGCGCGGGCGGGCGAGACGCCGCGTGCGACCGCCGAGCGGTTCCTGAAGGGCCTCCAGGAGAAGGCGGTCGCGAACGAGGCCAAGCTCCAGGACGCCTACGCGACCTACAAGAAGATCACCGCTCCCTCGCTGCCGGGCCAAGAAGCCATCGATGCGGTCTCGCGCAACGACCTGACGAACGAGGCGCGCACGCTCTGGCAGGCGCGCGGCAGCCTGCGGGCGATGAACGTCAGCGAGCGCGACTTCTACTCGGCCTACCGGATCTTCGACGGCCACCGCCGCGACCTGGAGGCGCTGCACCGCGAGTTCGACGACCTCAAGCGCTACGGCTACGGGCCGAACGACCCGGAGTGGGCGCGGCTGGTCCCCAGGGGCGGCGTCAGCCGCGGCCCCGCGGGCGAGACGCCGCGCGCGAAGGCAGAGCGCTACCTGCGCGCCTTGCAGACGAAGACCGACGCCGCCTTCCTCGACGCGCGCCGGTCCTACGCGACCTACAAGGGGGTCACCGCCAAGGCGGCGACCGCGACCGACAAGTACGTGCCGCCGACGCCGCCGAAGAACGAGCGGATGCAGCGCCTGCAGTCGGTCTATGCCCAGCGCTACAACAGCTACGTCCGCGAGGGGGCCTACGCGGGCGACACCAACTGGGCCGAGCACAAGGCGTCGCTGATCGGCTGGGAGCAGATGGTCGCGGCCGGTGCCGACTTCAAGGCCGAGATCGAGGCGCGGATGGGCGAGGTCTCGGCGCAGACCGGCAAGATCGCAGCGCTCAAGGACACGCGCGCGCGGCAAGCGGTGATCCAGGAAATCCTCTCCGAGATCCGCGGCATGGGCACCGCCGACCCGCTCGCAGCCGCCGAGCGCTCGGACGAGCTGGCGCTGGAGTGGGCGCGCAAGAGCGCCGGGGCCTTCCCGAGCGACTGGTGGCTGAAGGTCAAGGACAACGACATCTCGGTCCGCCTCGACACGAGCGGCCGCGCGGGCTACTCGCCGGGCGCGAACCTGATGCGGCTGCAGGCCGACCGCTGGGGCAAGCAGACCTACCTTGGACAGCGGGTCGCGCTGCACGAGCTGTCGCACTTCTGGGAGAACAACATCCCCGGCCTGCGCCAGGCCGAGCGCGAGTACTACGCGCACCGCTGCGAGGGCGAGATGTCCTTCAACCCCGGCGACCCCTTCCGGGAGAACGAGTGGTTCAGGAAGGACAAGTTCGTCGACCTCTACTTCGGCAAGGACTACGAGCACATGGACGGGCCGACGCGGCTGATGCCGAGCAAGGAGCAGACCGACTTCGAGTTGCTTGCCTGCGCGATGGAGGCCCTCTACACCGACTCCTACGATATGTGGATGCGCGATCCCGAGACGACGCAATGGCTGCTCGGCCTGCTGGTGTCGATCTGATGTGGGCCTTGGTCGGCGACCTGAAGGCGACCGGGATCCCGACGAAGATCGTCTGGGAGGACGGCGAGATCTCCGGCCAGCCCGAGGGCGTGGCCGCGATGCAGCAGTACGCCGACCTCTACCCCGAGGTGCTGGTGCTGCCGACCGGCCCCTCGATGCCCAGCGACCTGACGAACGAGGAGAGCGCCTACTGCATCGCGCTCGCGCTCCTCTTCGACTTCCAGCTGGTCGCGGGCAGCTACCCCGCCTTCGCCTGGCTGCCCGAGGACGAGCCGGGCTGGGTCTACTAGGCGTCCCGTCGCAGTACCGTTCGCCCGTCATCTAGCAGAGAGGAGGGCCTGAGATGGCCCGTGGAAACCTGGCACGTCGTCGGCGGATCGCCGTGCGTGCAGCCAAGCGTCGTGAGGCCCAGGGCGTGAGCGAGGCCCAGGACCCGACGACGGTGGTCGCAGGGGCGCAGGGGGGCAACTTCGATCTCGGGGCGCGGGACGAAAGCTGGGACAGCGGTGCGGCGCAGAAGTCCTACGACCTCCCCGCCGACTCCGACGCCTACATGTGGCGCGACAGCCAGGGGGACAACAGCGCCAAGTCCTCCTACAAGCTCCCCTTCGTCAGCAAGGTCGGCGGCAAGCACGCGGTCTGGTCGGCGATCACGGCCATCGCCGGGATCCTGCAGGGGGCGCGTGGCGGCGTGCAGGGCATCTCCCCGGACGACCGCGCGAAGATCAAGTCGAAGGTCGAGGGCTACTACGCGAAGGCCCGCGGCAAGTACAAGGACGACTCGATCAAGGTCCCCTGGGAGAGCGGCTCGGCGAGCATCGAGCAGTGGGCCGAGGATCTGGCGACGGCCGAGGTCGGCAAGAGCGAGAACGACGACTGGTACATCGCCGTCCTGCGCTGGCTCGGCGACTTCCAGGAGGACGACGAGGAGGAGGGCGAGGCCGGGGAGCCGATGCAGGGCAACTGCGCCAACTGCGAGCACGACGCCGACCTGCACGCGGGGCCGCTGAACGACGGTGCCTGCTCGGTCGAGGGCTGCTCCTGCCAGGGCTTCGAGGAGATCGGCGAGTCCGAGTACGCGCTCGCCGCCGCCGCCGAGATCGCCTGGGACAGCGAACAGGGCGTGCGCGACGTGATGGAGGACATCGCCGAACTGCTCAACCCCGAGGGCACGCATCGCTGGTGCGTGGTCGACCTGGCGCTCGACGCCAGCAACGTCCTGCTCTGCGACGGTGCAGAGGGCGAGTACTACGTCGCCCCGGTCAGTATCGGCCCGGACAAAGAGCCGACGCTGCCCCCGACCGACCAGTGGATCGAGGTCGACACGGCCTGGGTGAAGGAGGCGGGACTCGACCGCGAGGCGCAGTTCCTGGTCATGGCCCGGCTCTTCCGCGAGCGCCTCTCGGGCGCGGCGAAGCCGCAGCACTTCCGGCTGGAGGAGTTCACGCTGGCCGAGGCGCTGACCGCGGACGGCGAGATCTTCAGCGGCGGCGTCGCCTGGCGGGCCTCGCTCTGCCCGGAGGGCAAGGTGACCGACGACGGCCGCATCTTCGCGCCCGGCTCGGTCTCCTGGCGCGACCTGCCGCTCTCGCTGATGGGGATGGTCGAGACGCAGCAGGGCCACGACGGGGCCGAGGTCTGCGGGCGGATCGAGTCGGTCTGGCGCGACCAGGGCGGCGGCCTGCCCTACATGATCTGGGGCCGCGGCGAGTTCGATCCCGGCGAGTACGGCTCGGAGATCGCCCGCCTGGTCGGCAACCAGACGCTGCGCGGGATCTCGGTCGACGTCGCGCCGGTCAAGGTCGAGGTCGCCCGCCGCGAGGACGTGGTCGACGAGGACGGGATCTGGATCGAGCAGGCGGCCAGCGAGAACGACGGCGAGGAGCAGGCCGAGGAGCAGGAGGAGGTCGAAGGCCCCTCCCTGATCGACATCCTCTTCGGCACGGACGAGGAGATGGTCACGGTCGTCCGCGAGGGCGTGCTCGGCGCGGCCACCGTCTGCCCCTTCCCGGCCTTCGCCGATGCGACGATCGAGGTCGAGAAGTCGCTGGTCGCTGCCCAGCAGTCGCCGATGATCTGGACGGTCACCTCGCAGGCCGGGTGGGTCCTGACCCCCAGGAAGGCCGCTGAGAGCGCTGCAGAGGGCGCTGAGGGCGTCGAGCGCGCGCTGACCGCCTCGGCGGCGGGGCTGGCCCCGCTGACCCCGCCTGCCGCCTGGTTCGAGGACCCGCAACTGCCCGAGTTGACGGCGATGGTCGTCAGCGACGAGGGGCGGGTCTACGGCCACGCGGCAGCCTGGGACACCTGCCACACCGGCATCCCCGGCGTCTGCACGACCGCGCCTGTCTCGCAGACCGACTACGCCTACTTCCACCTCAAGGAGGTCGTCTGCGAGGACGGCGAGCGGGTGGCGGTGGGCACGATCACGCTCGATGCCCCGCACGCCGAACTCGACCTCGGCCGGGCGGCGGCGACCGCCCACTACGACCACACGGGCGTCGCGGCAGCGGACGTGCGCGTGGGCGAGGACGAGCACGGGATCTGGATCGCGGGCGCGATCCGCCCCGACCTCGACGAACTGCGCGTCCGCCGTCTGCGCGGTGCCTCGCTCTCGGGCGACTGGCGCGCGATGCGCCTCTCGGACGGGTCGAGCAGCCGCGAACTGATCGCCCTGCTCGCGGTCAACGTCCCCGGCTTCCCGGTGCCGCGTCCCGCGGTCGCCCTGGTCGCCTCCGCTGCGGGGGGCGTCGAGGTGACGGCCCAGATCGGCAGCGGCCAGCACGCGGGCAAGGAGACGACCGCGCTGGTCGCCAAGCGCAAGGCCGAGATCGAGGCCGCGCGCGCAGCGATCAACGCGCTCGGCGAGGAGGCCGCGGCGCTGTGAGCTTCGACCTCGGCGTCTTCCAGCGACATCCATCGACCCCCGATGTCGCCTCCGAATCCGTCGACGCCGAGGACGTTGCCCGGCGGGAGGCAGAGGAACTCGCAACCGCGTCTCTGCCTCCCGACCCCGGGACCGCCTTCCCGCACCTGCGCCAGCTTGAGAGCCTGCAGGCGTTCCTGGCCGAGCACGGGTACTGCCCGGTCTGCGGTCGGCGAAGTGGCTGAGGCCCGCTTCGAGTTCATCGAGCAGAGCAGCCCGGCCTACGGCCCGCCCGCGCCCGTGCCGATCATCCAGGAGGAGGCCGAGTTCTCGCAGTTGCTCGGCCTCTACCGCGAGCGGCAGCCGCGGCGGGTGCTGGAGGTCGGGACCTACGCGGGCGGGACGCTCTTCCACTGGCTCCAGAACGCCCGCCCGGGCGCGCTCGTCGTCTCGCTCGACCTCTACGAGGACAAGGACAACAGCGACCTCTATCCCCGCTGGACGCCGCCCGGCGTCCGCTGCGCCGTGATCCGCGGCGACTCGCGGGCCGAGCAGACGCTCGCCGAGGCGCGGGCGCTCGGCCCCTACGACTGGCTCTTCCTCGACGCGGGCCACAAGGCCGACGAGGTCCGCCCCGACTGGGCGAACTACCGGCCGCTGGTCGCGCCGGGCGGCCTGTTCTGCCTGCACGACGTCGCGGTCGACCCGGAGCGGCTGCCGACGATCCAGGTCGCGCCGCTCTGGCAGGAGATCAAGCGGGACTACGCGACGCTGGAGTTCTGCGAGGGCGGCAGCGGGATCGGAGTCGTGCTGCTCTGACGAGGGTCAGCGTCGCGATCCAGGCCCACCCCAAGCGGCAGCAGATGGCCGAGGCGCTGCGGGCGCGCCTGGACGCGTCCGAGATCGTCTGGGACCCCGACCCCGACGCGCAGGTTCGCTCGCCCTGGCGGACCTACCGGCACGCGCTGAGGACGACGCCGGGCTGGGCCACGCACCGGCTGATCGTCCAGGAGGACATCGAGCCGTGCCGCAACTTCCTCGCGACCGTGAAGCTGGTCGCGGCCAGGCGCCCGCAGGAGATCGTCAGCTTCTTCGTCGCTGGCTCGCCGACGACCGGGCGGCTGGCGGTCGAGGAGGCCTGCAAGACGGGCGCGCGCTACGCCGAGTTCCCGAGCGGCACCTGGGTGCCCGCCATCGCGCTGCTCTGGCCGGTGCGGATCATCCTGCCCTTCCTGACCTGGGTCTCGATGCAGCAGTGGCCCGAGACCTTCTCGGCCGACGATGAGGTGATCGGGCGCGGCCTGACCGCCCTGCGCGAGACGGTCTGGGCGACCGTGCCCTCACTGGTCGAGCACCCCGACACCGAGCCGTCGGTCGTCGCCCGCCGCCGCCACATGGCCGGGGCCGACCTCGACCGGGTCGCCGCCTGCCTGATCTACGACGACCTCGACCCTCTCAGCCTGGACTGGTAGCGTTCTAGAAAGAGATGGCGGCGTGGTGGGACCAGGCCTACCCCGGAGGCCCGATGGTGCAGGTCAAGGGCTTCCCGCGCTCGCTCTACCCGCCCGACGCCGCCCAGCACGGCAAGCAGCCGTCGATGGACGGTGCCGACGTCGAGGCCTACAAGCGCACCGTCTCGCGCGCGGGCCGCTGGCCCTGGGGGACGTTCAACCGCAGGTTCACGAACGACTTTGCACACGGCCAGGGCGGCAACGTCAAGGACACGGGCGTCGCGGGCGTGCAGCGGCAGTCGAAGCTCGACGACACGGGCTGGATCGGGATGACGACCTTCAACCTGCTGCGCTCGATCCTCGTCCCCGAGGGCCTGCCGCATGCGGGAGAGCATGCGATGGACGCGCCCGCGATCACGCTCGTCAACCAGGCCTGGGAGCAGTTCAAGGGCCACGAACCCGAGCCGCTCTCGCACAGCGTCCGCCAGGCCGCGCTGGAGAAGGGGATCACGCAGGTCGGCACGACCGAGACGCCGCCCGGATCGAACCTCAACCCCTACGGGGCCTGGTACGGGATGGACGGCGCGCCCTGGTGCGCGATGTTCGTCAGTTGGTGCTTTGAGCAGGGCGCGGCCGATCTCGGCAAGGACTCGCCGTCGTTCGCGCGCGGCAGCTACTACTCCTACGTCCCCTACATCCTCGGCGACGCCCAGAGCGGCAGCCGCGGCCTGCACACGACCATCGACCCGATCCCCGGCGATCTCGTCTGCTACGACTGGAACTGGGACGGGATCTACGACCACGTCGGGATCTTCAGCCACTGGGACCAGGCCAGCAGCACGACCTTCCACACGGTCGAGGGCAACACCAGCGCGGCCGACTACAGCAACGGCGGCATGGTCTTGCAGTGCGCGCGCTACATGGGGTCGCAGGGGACCGTGTTCGTGCGCGTCGACGAGCCGTCCTGACCCGGCTCTAGCCGCTGCGCCTGGCCGAGCTTTTCTTCGCCGAGGAGCGTGAGCGCGTCGTCTTGGCCGCCCGCGGAGCGACGACGGGCACCCCGGTGAAGACGTAGCGCTGGCCGTTGATCTGCTCCCAGGTGAGCAGGCCGCGCAGGTTCGTCCCGGCCGTGAAGCCGACCGTGATGACGATCTTCTGGATCGGCTGGTCGCCGTACTGAGCCTGGAGGTCGGAGAGCGGCACCCCGCCGCTGCCCGCGTCGTCGTCCCAGCGCCAGCTGCCCGCGCTCGCATCCCACTCCTGCAGCGGTCCCTGGCCGAGTCCGGGGTCGGCCTGCGACCCCGGCGTGAAGATCGCGTCGTGGCCCGCGCCGCCCGCGTCCTTGGTGTAGATGCGGGCGTAGGGGGCCGAACCCGCCGGGACGGCGCTGTCGGCGTCGTAGCTGGCGTGGTAGAGCAGGTCGCTCACGGCCGAGAAGGGCTGTCCGTCGAGGCCGTGGTAGCGCAGCGAGCCGCCCGCCGCCGCGCCGTCGGTGTAGGGGCCGAAGCTGACGCCGTCCCTGGTCATCACAGCCGTCGGGTTCGACGGCTCCCAGGGGAGCGCGATGTCCGCGACGTAGACCCCGAAGTGCACGAACGAGGGCGGCGGCGGCATCGCGACGAAGGGGTCGGGAGGCGGCGGCCAGGGCCAGTAGAGGTCGCCGGGAGCGACTCCCGCGGACTCGACCGGCAGCGCCCGCAGCGCCGAGCGCCACCTGAGCCAGCTTTCCTTGTTCGTGGTCAGCAGGTCGAGCACGTTCTGCGGGCAGTCGGAGGGCGGGTTGACCGTCCAGTCGCTCGCCGTCAACTGGCCGCTCTGGGCGTTGTGCACCTCCGACCACTGGCCGGGCACCGGGTCGGGCGGCGGCTCGTCGTTGCCGTAGCTGATCGCGGGCGTGCCGTGCTGCGCAGCCAGGTTGTGATCGTGCGCCTGCTGTTCGACGTCATCCTGCGTCGGGCCGCTGCCGGTCGCCTGGTCGAGCAGGCACTCCCAGGTCCAGGTGGTCATGCCTTGACGATCCGCATGAAAGTGGGCAGGTAGGTGGTGGCGGTGCCGCCGTTGCCCGCGCTGACCGACATGTCGATGCTGCCGCGGTAGGCCTTGATCTGGTACTGGTGCTGCCCGGCGCTCGGGGTGAGCAGGCGCTGGAGAAAGACGGGAGCGCCCATGCCGCCGCCGGTCGAGGAGGTCGAGGCGATCACGCCCAGCTGACCGACCGCCGCCCCGGCGACGCTGTCCCAGAGGATGAAGCCGCCGTAGTCGTTGACCCCCGGCATCACGGCCGGGCAGAAGAAGCTGACCAGGATCGGCGTCGCGCCGTCGTAGCTGAGCAGCGCGCCGGAGAGGATTCCGGTCGGCGAAGCCGAGGTCACGCTGACGGTCAGCGTCGAGGTGAACTGCACGTAGTCGAGCTGGCCGCCGCCGCCCGAGGCCGCCGCCCAGACGGTGTCGTAGTTCGCGTTGCTGTTCTTGACCAGCGCTTGCCCGGTCGTGCCGCCGACCGGCAGCCCCTGCCCTCCGGTCGCGCCGGGAGGCCCTGCCGGACCCGTGAGGCCCGGGTCGCCCTTGTCGCCCTTGACGCCGTTCGCGCCCTGCGGGCCAGCAGGTCCCTGCGGACCCATCGGCCCGGTCGCACCGGGCGGACCCGTGGCGCCGGTCGGGCCGGGCGGCCCGGTCGTGTCGCCGCCGCCGACCATGATCCGCGTGCCGCCCGTCTTGACGACGTAGACGTTCCCGTCCTGCCCGAGCACCAGGCCCGGGTCGTTCGTCGGCGGGAACTGGTAGCCGACGCTGTAGCGAGACTCGGCGGCCATCGCGGCGAACGGTACTGCGACGGAGCGCCCGTCAGCCCGTCGCAGTATGGTGCGCGCGCCCGGACAGCGACATAGCTCGCCTCCTGGAAGCGGCCTGGCATAGCTCGGCTCGCGGCCAACCGAACGCCAGATCGAGCCGACAGGAGGCAGTCGTGGAAGACCTGTTTCCACTCATCCCGGAGGACTTCTCCGCGCTGAGTGACGAGCAGCTTGCGGAGTTCGCGGAGGCGATGCGCGATGCCATCGCTGAGGCGACGAGCAAGCCCGAGGACTACGTCAACGAGAAGACATCGGTCGCGGACCTGATGGACGCCGTCCGCGCAGGCATGGAGGCGCTGCGCGCTGCCAAGGCCGAGCAGGCCGCCCGCACGAGCATCGAGATCTCGGACGCCGAGCGCGAGGCGCTGGCCGCACTCGCCGACGAGTCCGTCGAGTTCTCGGAGACCGAGCAGGAGAGTGGCGAAGAGGAGGAGGCCGGGAGCGAGGAGGAGGCTGGCGAGGAAGCGGCCCCCGAGGAGGAGCAGCCCGCCACCACCGCTGCGGGCAAGCCCGTCCGCCACCGCTTGCCGCGCCCCTCGCGCGAGCGCGAGATGCGCGAGGAGCAGGCCGAGATGGTGCCGCTGGTCGCTTCGGCGATGGCATCCGGGCACGAGGCGGGAACGCCCTTCGACGACATGGAGTCGGTCGCCGCCGCGATGGTCACCCGCCGCCGCAACTTCGGGAACATCTCCGAAGGGACGCGCGGCGAGAAGGTGCCGATCGCCCACGCCGACTATCGCCACCTCTACCCGGAGGAGCGGACGCTCGGCCACAACTCGGACGTCAACGACTCGCTGATCGCAGCCGCGAGCGACACGCGGGCGATCCGCAAGGAGTTCGACCGCCGCTTCGTGGGCAACCTGGTCGCGTCCGGCGGCCTCTGCGCCCCGGTCACCCCCTACTACAACCTCCAGATGATCTCGCAGGCCACGCGCCCGGTGCGCGCAGCGCTCCCGGCCTTCAACGCGGATCGCGGCGGTGTCCGCTTCGCCCGCCCGGCCTCGCTCGCCAGCATCACGACGGCGG